GCTGATTGTGTTTTAAATATATCAGCAGCTTTATCTTCTGCACTACCAACACCTCCGAACCAAGACATAGGTCGTTGAGTATTGTTTAAAAATCTTTCTTAATACGTTTGCTATCTATTTAAACCAGCTTCACCCAAATCAATTAGTCTTGGATCTAATGTAGAACTAAAATTAAATTTATTACCACTAGGTGTACCAGTAGTAGTACCTACTTGGCTTGTATAAGTGTAAGGTTGAAACTGTACAGGTGTGTATGGTGATGCTGGTTTAGCTTTTGTACCACCTCCACCTCCTGTTATACTACTTAATGCCTTACCCATTATTATTTACTCCTTTAACAAAGATTGTTCTGTCGTTACCTTCAAAGTCTTTTATAACTCCAACATATTTGAATCCGTACATATCTAAAAACTTCCTGTGTTTGTTATCATTATCTATCTGTGCTGCAAAAATAGGTCTGTTGTATTTTTTTAATAAAAAATCTAAATGTATTTCCATTTTCTTTCTTGTACTCTTTAACCACTTATATACATCACAGTGAATAAATAACAAATTGTTGTATTCTTCTAAGTACAAAGTAAAAGCCTTATCCTTTACTACAGGAACTTTATCCATACTATGTTAGTCCTCTTGGACTCACTACGCAGTACGCTTCCACATATAAACTACAATATAAGGTTGTAAGTTTTTATTAGTAGCACTTTCACCAGCAGAGTTGACTGTTGTTGCTACAGTAATACCTGTTGTTGCTGAATCAGTATTGTAGTCAGCAGCTGTACTAGAACCAGACCCCTGTGGAAAAGCCCCATCTAGTCCAATTTTATGTGACATACTATGAAAATGACCACTATCACTAACAGCAGAAGTTGCTGTGTGAGTGTGGGCTGGTATAATAGAATCTGCAACACCACCAGTTTCATTTAAAGTATCAAACGCTGTATTACCACTATCAATACCAACCATAACTTTACCAGCACCAAACGCTTCCCATGTACCAAAACCTAATAGAGTGCCAGGATTAGTAGCTACTGCTGCCTGTGTATAAATAGTTCCTACAGGAAACAAAGCTGCTATTGCTGTACTAATAGCACTTGTTACATAAGCTGTTGTAGATATTTGTGTGTTATTTGTAGCAGAGCTAGCTGTTGGGGCTGTAGGAGAACCTGTAAGGGCTGGACTATTGGTGTCAGCTTTACTATTAACTGCTGTTTGAATAGCACTAAACTCATCATCAATCTCCGTACCTTTTACAATCTTGTTAGCGTTACCTGTACTCAGGGCATCTTTAGCTGCAAAATCTGTTGTTTTTGAATAATTACTCATTTATATAATCCTACCTAGTTTTCCGTAAATATCTACTTTTTGTATACTCAAAGAACCACCATCAATTTTTGCTTCTATACCTAATTGAAAGATGCTTCCCGAACCTGATACAGATGAATCTAATCTATCTAATGATATACCTGCTTGATACTCTGCTACACTTGCTGCATTTGCTCCGTACTCTGCTGTTCCGTACTCTGACACTGGTATATCTTTTACTGTAAACGGAAACGAGAAGTAGCTTGTTACATAATCAAAACCAGCTTTTAAATTAAATGGTTGTGCAGTAGAACCAATAACAGTTACAGCAGCCCTTTTTAATAACTTGTTTTGATTTGGATAATTTAAATCAAAGTGGTTAGTAAAGTAACTCATAGTATAAGCAACAGAGTTATCTGTAAATCCACCATACTCTGCTATACCATTAGCTTGTGTAACATACATTTCTTTAGTTGTTTTATCGTAAACAAAATCAGTGTGTTCTAAGTTGTTCCAAGTTGTTACTCTATAAGCACCATCTTCTAGTGGTCTACGAGTATCAAATACATAAATAGTTTTTGCTTCTGGTAAAAATATTAAGTAAAACGCTTTCTCAGGAAAGTAACAAGACTTAATTAAACTAAAATTAGATTCTCTATTTACATTACTTAATAAAGAATCTCTTATGTTTTTAGATAAGTCATTTAACTTAGCTGACTTTTCTTGTATCGTTCTACCTAAACTTCTTAACCCTGTAGAAGATAAAAATAAAATATCTGCTCCTGTGTTTTGTATTGTATCTCTAGTAATACAACCTACACCTTCTAATACTTCTACTAATTGTAAAGTGTTTACATCAAAGCTACCTTGAAAACTATCGTTGTCTTTAAATATAATAATGTTATTCTTACAAAATATAATTAAATGACCATTGTGGCTACCAAGCCCTGTAACGACATCTGAGCCTTTTGGAAGCACACCTGCTATATTGATACTACCAGCACTACCACTGCCCCATTTCGTGCCTTCTAAGAGGTCTGAGAAGTATACAGTAGTCTTGTTAGTGGCAGTGTCTGCTGCCCATAATCTACCATAAGCACTCCTTTCTCTGTTTGCCCTCGGTACACTGCCTGTATGATTAGCTTGCTGGTCTATGCTTTTAAACTCATCAGCAGTAGACTCATTAGTGTAGTACAAAGGTTTGTAACCTGCTTGAAAGAAATAAGCTCTATCATTTAAGGTTACACACTGCCAGTTACCTGCTGATATAGTATCAGTTGTAGTAGGTGTTATTGTAGTAAGTGTACCAAAACCTTTTTTAAATGTAGTAGCGTTCCATGATATAAAAGTATTAACACCAGCTACATCTAAGAAGGGGTGCATACTTAATAGGTTAATACCATCACTACCTGTTGTACGATAGAACCAACCTTCTCTTGCACCTAGTCTACCAAACTCATCAATAACACAATTGTTTGCATCAAGAGCAAAGCTAGGGTCATTAGACAAACTAGACTCTTGAGTATTTCCACCTAAAACTGCTGGTGCTACTAGTGATGCTGTTACTAATTCTTTTGCCATATTAGTTTGTACTCACAATAAATGGTACTTCTTCAACTGTAAGGATACAAGAAACTCCTGTACCACCTGCACATGAACCTTTGATTTTATAACCAGCTTCTAGCATTACATAACCACCATTCATTTGTAATTCTATAAAGTCACCAGAGCTTAGACTTTTATCACCTAGCACTGTTATCTCTGTAGAATCAAAGTTAATAGTTACATTTGTATCGCCTCTAGTAGAACCTGCACTGTTAGATACAAAAACAAGAACTAACTTTGCTCTCATATTATTAGGTACTGTATATAAATCTGCTGCTGATGATGCTAGTGATTCTACTAAGACTGTTCTAGCTTTCATACCACACTAACTCCTCTGGGTGTTTGTTACCATCTAAAGTTACTGCATCTTGTAAAGCATTAGTAGCTCTAGCATAAGCACTAACAGGGTTGATACCACCATCTTCACCACGCTCCTCTACTGCCATTGCATAAGCTAATAGCTCTACTGGTTTAGTTGGTACAGTTAATGTATCAGCATCATTTACTAAATCGTCTGACCTAAGTACACAGTTAAATCTAATTGTGTATGCTTTGTCTGGTATAGGATATAGGTCTACTTGTGTATCACCATCAGCACTAACTCCGTTAAACGAATAGTAATAAGGTGAGCCTGTTGCTACATCATTAGTTAAAAAGAACTTGTTAAAATCGTGTGCTGCTTTGTAATCTAAGAAAAAGTTATCTGTTACATTTGTTGCATCTAATACTGTTAAAGCATTTAAAGAACCATTTAGTTCATAGTTAAAAATACCACTGGTTGTAGTAGCACTTAATGTAGTTCTTAATGCACTCCAGTTCCAAGCATTTTCTACTGACTCTTTTGCATCATTAACAAGTACAGCTATCAAACTAGAGTAAGAAGATTCATTAACTGTTGATACAGTACGCTCTCTTAATCGTTTTAAAATGTTATTAACTATATTTAAGTAAGTCATATCTTGTATCCTAATTAAACCATTTAGAGAATAAAGTGCTACCAATACCACCTAATCCCATTGCTATAAATATAGCTCCAGCAAACATTCCCTTTCCTTTAGCCATTTGTTTTTCTAATTCATTTACTCGTTCAGATAGCATAGTGCAATTTTTATTCATTTGACTTATTTCATTATTAAGCTGAGTAACTACTGCTACTAACTGTCCTTCTTCGTAATCTGTCATGTTAGACATAAATAATTAACCTTCTAGTGCTGTTATGCGAGCTTCAAGCTCTTGTATAGTTTTAGTTAGTATAGCTATAATTTTACTTTGGTCTATTCCTTGTGGTTTTATTCTGGTGGCACTATCACCATCATCATTTATATATTCTTCAGTTTCATCTTTTACACCAGAAGCTGCTTCAGGAACTACTGCTTGTAATTCATGTGCAAGAAATCCTGTAACAACTGATGCTGTAGCACCACCACCATCTTCTATTTCAACATCACTAATCCACTTAAATCTACAAGGTTTTAATTTTTTACATTCAGTTGTTGCGTTCCAATCATAATCTACATTTTGTTTTAATCTGTAATCAGAGCTTGTATTATAAGATGTTGAGCTTGCGTTAGGTGTTGTAATAGAGCCAATCTGTGTATTTTGATTTCTAAAAGTTATAAATTCATTGTTGTTTGCGTGAGAAGATTGATTAAAAGTTTGATTGTAACCTCTTGCACCATGTTGAAAAGTACAACCACCTTGACCTTGAACAACACTTGTGCCAAAATATACATCATTATTAAATATTGCAGTACCTGCAGCTGACATATCAAGCGTTAGGGCAGTAATAGTGTTACCACCATCGTTGCCTTTGAAAATAATATCATCATCAGATTGAATTGATTGAAAGCCAAGCGCGGAACTTGTAACAAACATTTCTCCTTTTACTGTTCCGTTTATTTCTAAATCAATCAAACCACCATTTGTTTCATGACCTATTGTTAATGCGGTGAATCCACCATATTCGTTAGGAGTTGCACCTATACCTAAGTTTCCAGATATACTAGAAATGGCTGCACTTGTCCAAGCAGAACCATTAGAAGTTAAAACATTACCAGAAGTGCTAGGTGTTACATAACCTATTACATCATCATTAATCTGTACTCCAAGATTATCTCTTGCTGTACTTACATTTGCTAAGTCAGATAGGTTACTAGCTTTAGCTGCTGCATTATCTGCTTTAGTTCCTTGAGCAGCAGTAGCATAGGCACTGGCTGCTGTAGTAGCAACATCACCTAAACCTAGTGTAGTTCTAGCTGTACTTGCATCTGCATCATCTATTAGTGTACCACCAAATGTAGATACTGCTGACGCTGCTAGAGCATTGTCTGCTGTAGTTCCTTGTGCTGCTGTAGCGTAATCTGTTGTGTCAAATGCTTTTACTTGTGCTAAGTTAGTTACTTCAGAATCCATTAAAGCACCAGCAGAAGTTACATTAGTTGTATCAGTTACATCTGCGGAGGCTTCTATACCATCTAGTTTACTTTCGTCAGCAGTTAAAAAAGATGCTGTAGTGTTTGCTAATACTGAGCTATAGCCTTGAACATCAGTGCCAATAGTTAAACCAAGATTATCCCTAGCTGTACTAGCATTAGCTAAGTCTGATAAGTTGTTTGCTTTGAGTGCTGCTGATGAAAGAGTATTAGCTGCGTCTGTTGCAGAGTTGGCTGCATTTGTAGCACTTGTAGCTGCGTTTGTTTCGCTTGTACTTGCTGCACTAGCAGAGTTACTAGCGTTGGTTGCTTGTGTTGAAGCTGTGGTTGCTGAAGTAGCTGCATTAGTAGCAGATGTACTAGCTTCAGAAGCCTTAGTTGTTGCTGTTGTAGCAGATGTAGCTGCATTTGTTGCTGATGTAGCTGCCTCACTAGCTTTAGTAGTAGCTGTAGAAGCACTGCTTGCTGCATTTGTTTCAGCAGTAAGTAGTTTTGTTGAAAATAAAAGAAAATTTAATGGCTCTATTAGTCTTTTAATTACAGGAGATGAAGAAGGAGTGGCAATCAATGGCACTAAAAAAGTAGTCGATTATTTAAGAAAGAAAAAAGAAAAAATAGATTTTTGTTTAGTTGGTGAGCCTACTAATCCTAATAAATTAGGTGAAATGATTAAAATAGGACGAAGAGGAAGTATGACTGGTAGACTGTCAATTGTAGGGATTCAAGGTCATGTCGCCTATCCTCAAAGAGCAAATAATCCATCCACAGCACTCGTGCAAATTTTAAAAGAATTAAAAGAAATTAAGTTTGATAATGGTACAAAGGATTTTCAACCAACAAATCTTGAGGTTACTAAAATCAATATTGATAATTCTGCAGATAATGTAATTCCAGGCTTAGCAAATGCTACATTTAATATTAGATTTAATAATAAACACTCTTCAAGCTCTTTAAAAAAGAAAATTGATAAAATTATAAAAAATATAAGCAAAAAGAATAAATGTAAATTTAAAATAGATTTTCATGTGAGTGGTGAGTCTTTTCTCACTAAACCTAATGACACAATTTATATGGCAAAAAAAATAATTAAAAAAGTTACTAAAATCACGCCTAAATTTTCTACG